GCAAACCAATATACAAGTGGGCGAGTTGATGACCGTGGACGCAAAGGCAAAGAAGGCGGCATGGAAACAAAAGGTGCAGAACAAAATAACGGAAATAAGCACGCAAACCAGTACACAGAAGGACGCAATGACGACAGGGGGCGCAAAGAATAATGGCGGTATTTAACCTACAAGCGTTAGCAGACCGAGCACGCTATTTTGAGCAAGTGCAAGGCATGAGCGCACAAGAAGCAGAAACACAAGCATTTAAAGAAGCAGGCTTCCAAGGTAAAGAGGATTTACCACAAGGCGCCTATACTGAATTTCAAGCACACGTGGCGAACCGCACAACAGACAGCGAGTTTGCACGCAACGATAAAGACCGCTTATTAAACCGCCGCGAAGCAGGCGCACAAGCGCAATACGATGTAAACCCACAACCGGACACAACAACAAGCGATGCCGGTTTAGATAGCAATACTACACAGCAAAGCGAGTGAATTAGATGCCATTTGTAGAGCGCTTAATTGTCACAGGTACAGCCGACTATTTGCCATTGGATGAAGTAAAGAAATGGTGCAAAGTTGAGCATGAGCTTGACGATGATATTTTAGAAAATCTAAAAGAGTTCGCAATCTACGAGGCGTATAATTTCATGCAAAATGATTTTGAATACACAAGCGATGAAGGGGAATTGGTACTAGAGCCGATTCCCTTTCATGTTAAATTGGCTTGTCTTATGTATATTGCCTATCTCTACGAACATAGAGGCGATGAACCCACAGACATACCGCCAAACAGCATGAAGTTATTACAGCCTTATAAGAGGTTGGTAGGACTATGAGCATAGGCAAGATGAAAGACCGCGTAACCGCTAAGAATAAAATTAAAGTGGACAATGGGCGCGGCGGTTGGACATATGACGAGCAAACCATTGGGACATATTGGGCGGAAGTGGCGCCGCTAAGTGCTCGTAACATTATCCAATACCGACAAGCCGACAAAAACACAAATACATTAATAAAAATGCGCTATGATTCAAAAATTACAGTTGATACCGTTTTCTATGCGAGAGGCAACCGCTATGACCTAGAAGAACTCATAGAGGAAAACGACTATCTAATAATGATGGCGGTAGGTGAGAAAATTGGCGAACAAAGTTCAATTTAGCCTTTCAAACAACTTGCAGACCATAGCGCAACGCACATTGCCACAAGCCTTTGAACAAGCGCTTTTAAAAAGTACGATTGTTATTCGTAACAACGTCATTAAAAAGCTTAGTGGACAAGGAACAGGGCGCCTATATAGAGTGCCGGCGACCAAGCGCACTTATAGAGCGTCAGCCGAGGGAATGCCGCCGGCGGTTAGGCTTGGACATTTACGAAATAGTTACCGCTATATCGTAGAGGGGCAAGGATGGGACGCCGTGGGGTATGTAGGTAGCGACATTGAGTACAGCCATTATTTAGAATATGGCACGTACAAAATGAAACCAAGACCGCATTTGGTTCCGGCTATGCAGGAAAGTAAGCCGCAAATTTTCGGCTATTTTGAGGGCATTTTATGAGTGTAAATAGTTCGATTTACGCGCATTTAGAAGCAGACGAGCGTTTAAGGGAGCTATTAGCCCAAAGTTCAATTAACCCTAGTAAGAAAGCCATTTATGAAGAGTGGGCGGAGAGCGAAACAACTTTTCCTTACATGGTTTTATCTTTTTCGTTTGGGCTAGGCGACCACTACGCAAAGAACGAAAGTATTCTTAACATTGACATATTTAGCTATAGCAATAGCGTGCAAGCCGAGGACATAAAAGAGGCATGTATTTTTGCACTAGATAGGCAAACTATTGTAGATACAACAGACGGCGCATATATACGCTGTTATTACAACCGTGACGGCATTATTGTAGAGCCTACCGAAAATGTAACGCATTGGAATTTAGAAATTGCATTGCATCATTGGCGAAACGGTTTAATCAATAAGCTAGTCTAAGAACTTACAACAGGAGGCATAAACATATGGCTAGAAAAACAAATGGATTGACAAAAGAAACAGTAGACCGCTTTGTCATTGATGCAGGCGCGGTATATTTAAACGTTGGCGAAGTTGACGAGCGTTTACTAGGAGCAACACGCGGCGGCAATGAGTTTACAATTGACCAAGATATTAAACTTATTGAAATTGACGGCGTAAAAGGTGCAACAATGGGCGCTCGCCGTATCGTAGAAAGTAATGCAACGCTTAAAGTAAACTTACTAGAGCTTACAAGCGAAAACATTATGCTAGCAATCGCAGGCGCAGACGCAACAGATTACACAGACCCTAGCATTGAGCCGGCACCGACAGGCGCAAGTCATGACCGTATTCGCCGCACACGAAACATTTCAGATATGGACTTTATTAAATCTATTTCAGTTGTGGGCAAGATTAGCGGTAGCGCGGAAAACATTATTGTAACAATCTATAACGCTTTATCAGATGATTCATTTGAATTGGCGTTTGAAGACCGCGAAGAGGGAGCGCTTGAAATTACATTCACGGCGCACTATGACCCTGAAAACGTAGAAGAAGAGCCGTGGTCTATCGACTTCCCTAAAGAAATTACGGCATAACATTTTGATCAAAATGCTGCAAGTATAAAATATTGGAAAAAGCAAAGCCTCCTATTAGGGGGCTTTTTTAAATAACAGGAGGTTTTCACCATGAGAAATTTAAACAGTAACGACTTAATGACTTGTGTAGCCATTTTCGGTAAAGTGGGCGACAAGTTAAAAATTGAAGAAGGAACACCGGAGGCGGCAATTGGTATGAAGTTTGTTTCAAGTGCCCTTTCATTTGCACAAAGTGATATAAAAGCTTTATTAGCCGACATTGCAGAAATGAGCATAGAGGATTTTGAGAAACAGCCTTTTGACTATCCAATTACAGTTGTCGAATGGTTGTTTGATAATGAGGATATGAAGTCTTTTTTTCAGCGTGTCAAAGCCTTAACACAGAAGTTTTAAGAACAATAAAAGATAAGTTCGCTCAAAGGTATGGTTGGACATTTGAATATATCCAAGCCATGCCTTTTTTATCGTTTATGGAGGCTTTGAAGATGTTAGAAGCAGGCATTAAGAGCGATTTTAACGACAACATGACCTTGCAGGCGTTTAATGCTTGGCAAATTCTCGAAGCGTTAAAAGTGATGTTAGGGGGAGACACTAAAGGCGCCCAAAGCTTTCAAGAATACGCACGAAAGCTTGGTTTAATCGAGGACAAAGAGCCAACAAAACAAGAAACAGACTTAATAAAACATACAAGACGCATCGAAAAAGAACGTGCCCTAGAAACAGCAAGCAAGATTTTACAACTACATCGAGAGGGGCGAGCACGCAAAAATGGTTGAAGCATTTAAACTACTTGGCGAGATTAGCTTAAAAGGCGGCGCCGAGGTACAACGACAATTAGACGCCATAGCGAAAAGCACCGAGGGCGCCGGCTCTAAAATGAGCAGTTTTGGAAGCACCATGAACACAGCAGGCGCGGCGGTTGGCAAAGCGGCAAGCGGCATGACACAAGCAAGCGGCGGCTTTTCTAAGGTTGGCGCCGAGGCGACCAAGGCGACCACGAACGTAAACGGCTTTGCAAAAGCATATGGCACAAGCTATAGCAAGATGCCAAGCGAGCTTAAAGAAATAGCAAGAAGCATGACAAACGTTACAGCCGAAACACAAAAGATGTTCCAAGGCATGGTAACGGCGTGGCAAGAGCAAGACAAGGCACAAGCCGGCTTAAAACAAAAGTTAATGGAAAACCGTATAGGGTGGCTACAGCTCACACAAGGAGCCAAGACCTACCAAGGCACAAACGCGCAATTTATGGCGCAGGTTGTAGCCCTAGGCGCCGCACAAAAAGCGATACAAGACCAAATGCGAGCCGCTAATGATATGGCAAAGGCAAGCTTTATTGCAAGCGTGGGTTCATTGCTAGCCATGAGCACGCAAAGCAGTAAGATAGCCGCCAATTATAAATCTATGGCGAATCCGCTTTATACCGCAAATAACGGCTTATTGAGCATGAGCGGAGCACTAGAAAGAGTGGCTAGAGGTGGGCAAGCTAGTGCATTAGCCCTAAAGCAACTTGGTCCGACAGCTAGTATGAAAGAACTACAAGACCGTACCGGCTTAATTAACCAAGGGTTAACACGTTTTGGAGCCGTGGCGGCAACCGCCGGCATAGCGAGCGTGCTTTTATATGGCAACATGCACAAAGCGGCTATGGGCAACCAAGAATATGCCGATAGTTGGAACCGCATGAAAGACGCCATTAACAAAGCCTTGCAACCTATGAGGGACGTATTCACGGCGGTTATGCCGGTAGTCTATAACTTCATTACAAGCATAGCAAACCTTATTTCTAAGTTTAACGAAGCGCATCCAACAATAGCTAAGATAGTAGCCGCGTTCATGTTATTGGTTCCTGCAATAACGCTCATACTTTCACCGCTTGCAATTGGTATTGGCTTAATAGGTGGACTACAAGCCGCCTTTGCTTTCTTGGCGCCGGTCATTATGCCGCTTGTTACAGGGCTTGCCGCCATGAGCGGAACCGTTATTTTAGTAACCGCCGCCATAGTGGCGCTTGTAGCCGCCGGCGTGGCGCTTTATCAAAATTGGGACACGGTGAAAGCTTACTTAATTAGCGCATGGAACGCGATTAAGACGGCGAGCGCCGCCACGTGGACAGCCATAACAACCGCGCTCACGACAGCATGGAACGCGGCGAAGACGGCGACCACGACAGCTTGGAACGCTATTAGTTCTTTCTTTTCGACTTGGTGGGCAGGCGTGAAGAGCCGTTTTAGTTCGGACGTTTCCGGCGTGGGTTCGGCGCTTTCTACAGGATGGAACGCAATTAAGACCGCCGCCATAACCGCATGGAATGGCATTAAAGATGGAATTGTAAACGCATTTAATGCAGTAAAAACCGGTATCACGAACGCATGGAACGGCATTAAAGGCGCCTTTGATAATGGAGTTAACATCGTAAAAACCGTAGCAAACAATTTCTTGCAATTTTTTATGAATTATACGCCGCTTGGCTACGTGATAAAAACGATTAGGGCGAATTGGGACACGATAAAACAAACGTTCCAAATTCTAGGCGATTCCGTGAAAGCTATTTGGAACCTATTGTGGGACGCGATAAAAACAGCCGTAGAGCCAAAACTCACAGCTATAAAAAATGCTATCACAACCGCATGGAACGCGATTAAAACCGGCACACAAACGGCGTTCGATGCCATTAAGAGCGTGCTTACAACCGTATGGAACGCTATAAAATCCGTGGTTATGCCGATAGTGGACGCCTTGAAAACAGGTATCACGAACGCTTGGAATGCGTTAAAAACCGCAACACAAACAGCCTTTACCGCAATTAAGACAGCGCTTACAACGGCGTGGAATGCGATAAAAGCGGCGGTCATGCCAATTGTAGAGGCTTTGAAAACCGCTATAACAAATGCGTGGAATTCTTTAAAATCCACAACCACAAGCGTTTGGAATGCAATTAAGTCAGCGCTAACAAGTGCATGGAACTCTATAAAATCAGCCGTAACAAGTGCCGCAAATTCTGTAAAGTCAACAGTTACTAATATTTGGAATTCAGTAAAAAGCACAACGTCAAGCGTTTGGAATGGTATTAAGAGTTCGCTTAGTAGCGTTTGGAACTCAATTAAAAGCACCGTTTCGAGTGCCGCTAGCAACGTGCTTTCATCCGTGAAGAGTAAATTTAATTCAGCCAAGACAGCCATTACAAAGCCAATTAGTGATGCTTACAGCAAAGTGAAAAGCACCATTAGCCAAATGGTTAGAGCCGTTACCGGCATTCGTTGGAAAGTGCCGCTTCCTAAAGTACCGCACATTAATGTAAACGTGAAGTGGGGCGGTCCGGGGAATAAAATTCCATATCCGTCTTTTTCTGTTAAATGGGGTGCCTATGGTGGTATCTTGGACGGCGCACAATTAATTGGAGCCGGCGAGCGAGGCAAAGAAATGCTAATGCCGCTTGAAGGTAAATACTTTAAGCCAGTAGCCGGAATGATTGCCGAGCAAATGAAAGCACTAAACGTGAACATGGCAGGAGCCGGCGCCGGTGCAAGCATCAGCGTGCCGCTTGTATTGAATGGACGCGAAATAGCAAGGGCGGTTGTGCCAAACCTAGATAAAGAACTAGAACGACAACGACAGATTAGAAAGAGAGGTTTTTAAGTTATGACCGCTCTAAGATATTTCACCTTTGCAGGCAAAGACAGCCGCACCTATTTTAAATTTGTCAATAAGATAGAGCGCCCTTTCTTGCCGCCTATCAGTGTACCGGCTATCGAGATTCCAAACCGTGCCGGCTCTATTGACCTACAGCGCAACGAAATAGGCACAAGAGAGATAAAGTTCACAGTAACACTCATAGCGCTCACAGACGCCGATTTAAGAGCGCAGGTGAGGACATTAAGCGCCTTCCTTGTCTACAGCAAAGCACAAGAACTTATTATAAGCGATGAACCGAACAGGAAATACTTTGCTCGCTTTAATCAGACAAGCGCCGACCTTGAAGAGATAGCGCAAACCGGACAAGGTGAACTAACTTTCACATGCTTTGACCCATTCGCCTACTCAACCGTAGAAAACAACAGCTTATTTATGACCGAGCTAAACACGATAACGAACAATGGGAGCACTAGACTTTTCCCACGTTTCCGAGTAGTGCCGAGTGTTGCTATAAATAACTTTCAGCTTTCTAACTTGACCACAGGCGCCAAGCTCACATATAACGCG